GACGTCGCCCGCATCAAGCAGTTCCTCTCCCTGCGTGCCGACCGCTACCGCGCGGCGTATGGCCGTCATGTCTCGGAGCTGCCCCGGCAGTGCGTGTTCTTCGGCTCCACCAATACGACGGACTTCCTTCAGGACACGACCGGCAACCGGCGTTTCTGGCCCGTGGACGTGGGCGAGCAGCCGCACGCCAAAACCGTGTGGCGCGACCTGACCGACGATGTTATCGACCAACTGTGGGCGGAGGCAAAGGCCCGCTGGCAGGCCGGTGAATCGCTGTATCTCTCCGGTGACGTGGAGCAGGAGGCGAAGATCAAACAGGAGGAGCACCGCGAGGTGTCCGCCCGTGAGGGTCTTATTGCCGCATTCGTTGAAAAGCAGGTGCCGGTTGACTGGGCGAAATGGCCCATCGACAGGCGGCGGGATTACTGGTGCGGAGCTACACGGACGCCGGATGGGCAGGAGCTTGAGCTTGTGGACCGTGACCGTATCGCCGCCGTGGAAGTTTGGTGTGAGCTGTTCAACGGGAATGTCCGGGAAATGAAGCCCGCTGACACGCGGGAAATCAACGCCATTCTGGCGCGGCTGGACGGCTGGAAGCGGTCTGGCACGGTCATCCGGGTAGGCCCATACAGCGTGCAGCGTGGCTTTGTCCGGGCGTGAAAAGGCTGTAACATTCTGCTGTAACACTGGATGTTACAAGCGCAGAACGGTGTAACACTGTAACAAAAACGTTACAGCAGACGTTACAGCGAAAAAGCCCATATTTCAAGGGCTTTTTGGACTTTGTAACATTGTAACATACTTTTTCTATTGAATACCTGTAATAAAGGGTGTATGGGCGTTATCCGCCATAGCGCCTATACGCGTAGGGAATTATAGAAAATGGGGTCAAAAACGTTACAACCGTTACCGACAAGGAGGAACTAAATGCTCGAATCCTATTACGAAAATAAGCTGAGAACCGGCGTCCAGAAGCTGGGAAACGGCGTCCGGTGTCTGAAGTTTGAAAGCCCCGGTTTTACTGGGGTGCCGGATCGGATGATCTTGCTTCCCGGTGGACGGGTGATCTTTGTTGAAACGAAACAGCCCGGAAAAAAAGAGCGAAAGCGGCAGCTTTATGTGCAAGGGCTGTTGCGCGCATTGGGCTTTGAAGTTTTCTCGGCGGTCAACGATCTTGAGAAGGTCGAAGCTGTGGTAGCACGTTGCAGGGAGGTATTGAGGGATGAGGGACTTTTGCCCGCATAGCTATCAGCGATATTGCATTGATCGAATTATTCATGATCCGGCACTGGGGCTTTTTCTTGATATGGGCCTCGGCAAAACGGTGATTACACTGACAGCAATCAAGCAGTTGAAGTATGAAATGTGGTGCGTCAAAAAAGTGCTGGTTATCGCTCCGAAGAAGGTAGCAGAATCCACATGGGACAAAGAAGCTGCAAAGTGGTCCCACCTCTCCTGCCTCCGGCTGGTACACGTCCTCGGCTCTGTGGGGCAGCGTACCGCAGCACTGGCCCAAACGGCGGACGTTTATCTTATCAACCGCGAGAATGTGCAATGGCTGGTGGGCTATTACGGGCACAGCTGGCCGTTCGATATGGTGGTCATTGATGAAAGCAGCAGCTTCAAGAATCATCAGGCAAAGCGCTTCAAGGCGCTGAAGCTGGTGCGCTCTCGGATCAACCGCATTGTGGAGCTGACCGGCACGCCGAATCCCCGCAGCCTTATGGACCTGTGGGCGCAGGTGTATCTGCTGGATTGTGGGCAGCGGCTGGGCCGTACCATCACCTCATACCGTGACGCATACTTTGTGCCGGACAAGCGCAGCCGCACGACGATCTTCTCCTATGCGCCAAAGCTGGGCGCGGCGGACGAAATTTCCCGCCGTATCTCTGACATCTGCATCAGCATGAAATCGGAAGACTACCTCGACCTGCCCGAACTGATCTATGAGGATATTCCCGTCAAGCTGGACACCGCAGCGCAGAAGGCTTACGACCGCTTGGAGCGGGACACGCTGCTTCAGGTGGACGAGACAGTCATCACGGCTGGCTCTGCCGCTACTCTGCGCGGCAAGCTCCTACAGCTCTGCAACGGCGCTGTGTACGACGAGGACGGGAACGTCATCACTGTGCATGACTGCAAGATCGAGGCGCTGCTTGAGACTGTGGAGCAGCTTTCCGGGCAGCACGCGATTATCTGCTACAACTTCAAGCACGACCGCGACCGGCTGTTGCAGGCGCTGGAAGCTACACACCTGCGGGTGAGAGTGTACGAGGGCAAAGCGGAGGAAAACGACTGGAACGCTGGCAATATTGACCTGCTGTTGATGCAGCCCGCGTCCTGTGGCTACGGCCTCAACCTGCAAGAGGGCGGCCATCACATCATCTGGTTCGGCCTGAACGACAGTTTAGAGCTGTACCAGCAGACCAATAAGCGCCTGCACCGGCAGGGGCAGCCGTACCCCGTCATAGTCCACCATCTGGTGGTGCTGGGCGGCACGGACGAAGACGTTATTAAATCTCTGGGCGGCAAAGCCAATGCACAGGATAGCCTGTTGGAAGCCCTGAAGGTTAGAATTCAGAAGGCTAAGGAGGCCGCGGCATGACTATCAAAGAATTATCTCAGCTTTATTGGCTGAACCGTGAAATCGAGGAAGACAAGCGCAGGCTTGACGAATTGGAGGCTATGACGACATCCCCAAAGTCTCCAAAGTACGACGGTATGCCCCACGCGCCCGGCTATAGTGATACGCTGGCCCGCTGCGTGGCGGAAATCGTTGACCTGAAGGCCATTATCGCAGCAAAGCAAATCCAGTGCATCCATGAGCGTACCCGCCTTGAGCGGTACATATCCGGTATACCGGACAGTTTGACCCGGCAGGTATTCGCTTTGCGCTTTATCAATGGGCTTAATTGGCACCAGACGGCTATGCACGTCGGGGGTGGCAATACGGACGAGAGCGTGAGAAAGCGCGTATACCGGTATCTGCAAAGCACCAGTGACTAAAGTGGTCCCAAAATGTCCGCCGCACCTGTGGTAAACTATAGCATGGAATTCAAGACACGCGAGAGGCGGTACACGGTTCTGCCTCCGGCCTTACCGCCTGTGTCTTGAATTCTATTTTTGCAGATAGGAGGCCCGCGCCATGTACCGCGATCAGAGGAACTACGAAAATCTGAATAGGGCGAAGTTCATCGGCGCGGGAGCCTTTGACATACCGCGCATTTTGGCCGAAGTTCCGGCCACGCCTCAAAGTTGGATCGGCTTTAACTATGCGAAAAGCTGCAAGGACCCGGCGAACAAAGCCGTTCACTTTTTCGTGGACGACTACCAGTTCAACCGCCTGTGGACGAATCCCGACGCCTATCTTGATATGCTGCGGCGCTTCAAGGCCGTATGCACGCCGGATTTTTCAACCTATACGGACTTCCCGAAAGCCGTTCAAATCTGGAACCATTACCGCAAGCATTGGCTCGGCGCGTATTGGCAAGGCAACGGGATCACGGTTATTCCGACCATCTCTTGGAGCGACGAAAGCAGCTTCGAGTGGTGCTTTGACGGTGAACCTGTGGGTGGCGCTGTGGCCGTTTCCAGTGTTGGAACGCAGCTTAACAAGCGCGCCGCAGAGCTTTTCCGGCTCGGCTATGATGAAATGCTCCGCCGTCTGAACCCATTGACGATTTACTTTTATGGCCTTGTGCCGGAAGGCATTTCCGGGCCTATCGTTCATGTGGCGGCTTTTCAGGAGCAGATCAAGGCGCGGACTACAAAACCGAAAGAAAGTGTGGTATAATACATGGGTGGACGTGGCGGCGGTTCCGGGCGCGGCAGCAGCGCGCTTGACACAAAAGACGTCGGAGAGCTGCGACAGTATATGCAGGACCATTACAGCGTGACGGTGCATTCGTCCGCTGATAAGGTCGATTTCGGCGTTTTGCGCTCGGCAGCCGGTGAGCTTGAAGGACTACTGAAGGAGTTCCCGCAGGCGGCAATCGGCATCCATGAGCTGAACGGCAGTGAAAGCCGCTCCAATGCCTACGCCTCTGCTTCTCTGTCCGGCAAATTGCAGCTCAATCCCAAAATGATGGGCGATCAGGCAAAGCTGGATCAGAGTTACGAAAACGACGTGCGTGTCAAATGGCATCCTGACGGCACAAGCAGTGTACATATTGCCTCGCACGAAATTGGGCATCTGCTGGAAAGTGCGTTGGTGTTCAAGAACATCACGCAGACCGGATATTATGGGACTATGGACCGTATCAACGCATGGAACAAGCACCGTTTCGCTACGAAGGTGGTGGGCGAGGCCGCAAGAGCCGCGAAGAAGACCGCAGCCGGAAAAGGGCTGACGAATGACCAGCTTGTGGCGCAGATTTCCCGATATGCGACTAAAAACCGTTCCGAGGCTATGGCTGAGGCCGTCGCAGACTATCGCGCCAACGGCAGCCGCGCAAAGCCGCTGTCTCAAGCAATTTGGAAAATTCTCAAAAGGGAGTTAGGATAACATGAGTGAGATTAGAAACGAAAATGACCCTGAACTGATTATGATGGGCTATGTGATCCGCGACGAGGACACGGACGAGATCATCGGCATCAGAGACGACGCCCCCGACGACGTGAAGGCGTTCTTCAAGGAGTACATGAATCAGAGCGACGACGAGCCTGTTGTCAGATAGGAGGCCCATAATGGCAAAAAAGACCCCCGCGCAGCCCGCGAAGGGCAAGACCGGCAAGCGTCCCGGCGCGCCTTATGACGCAAAGCCCACCAAAGCGGAAGGCGGCAAGGGCAAAGGCCCGAAACCCGTCATCCGTGTGAACTGAACAAGACTTCAACCGTCAGCGGCTTTCCGCTGGCGGTATTTTTATACCCAAAAAGAGGTGAGACAATATGCAGCTTGACAGATTCAAGCATGAATTCAAGCGTCTGAACGGCGTTTATGCGACCGACAAGGTGGTGCTTTTCCGCAATCCGCTTGAGCTGTACAGCCTGACAACCGGCAAGATCATTGCATCCTTCAACAGCCTTGACGAGGCTTTGCACTTTGAGATTGACGGCAAGACCCTTGAGCAGCGGATCAGCGCATGGACGGAGATCACCTTCCCCGTGGAGCACGGCGGACGCGGCGGCGGTTCCGGCATCGGTTTTAGTGGCGGCTGGCCGTCTTCTGGTGGCGGCAGCGGCAAGGACGAAACCACCGCAGACCTTCCCGCGCGCATGAATGTCAAAATCGGCTCCAACCGTGTCTATGAGGACATGGTACGCGCCTTTGTGGCCGCACATGGTGACGCGCTGGAAGAACACGGCGTAATCGTGGATGAACAGGGCTTCGCTACGAAATACCGCCACGGCAACGCGGGCAGTATTTCAGGGCTGACCGGTAACGGTAAAGAAATTGCCATTCACAACCACCCGCGTGACGGCTGGCCGACCTTCAGCAAAGAGGACGTCATCAATACCGCCCTCGGCACCCGGCGCGGCATTGTGGCCGTCAGCACCAAAACCGGACGCGGCGACGATACGGCGCGATATGCGGGCGTGTACACCTTCACGAAGGGCACGCATTTTAACGCTTCCGGCTTTGTAAAGGCGGTCAACAGTGCCCAGCTCAGTGGCAAGGACTACAACGACGCCGTTTCTAAGTGGCTGAAAGCCAATCAGCAGAAATTCGGTTACAAGTACAGCTATCAGAAAGCGAAGTGACGAAGGAGGAAAAACCACTGATAGGAGGTGTGAAGCGTGAGCAGACCACAAGACAAGAACCTCATTCCTCTGACCGAACGCAGCGAAGAAGAGGCTCACGCTATCCGCTCTGCTGGTGGTAAAGCCAGTCAGGAGAAACGCCGTGAACGGCAAATGATGGCTGACCTTCTTGAGCTGTATTCCGGCCTCCCGATTACCGATAAGCGCAAGCAGAACCGCCTGAAAAAGCTGGGCATCCCGTCTGAGGTGCTGACCCAAAAAATGCTTGTGGCCGACGCTCTTATGCGGTCGGCGCAGGCGGGCAACACCTATGCGATCCAGCTCTATATGGACATCACCGGCGAAACCGGCTTGGGCGGCAGCGCAAAGGACAACAATCTGCTTGAAGCTATCCAGAATGCCACAAAGGAGGACGTGAACACGGATGATTTACCAGAACTTCAGCAAGCGGCAGCTCCTGACGCTGACGTGGTGGAATAAGCCGCAGTTCATGGATTGTGACGGCATCATCTGTGACGGCTCTATCCGTTCCGGCAAGACCGTTTCCATGACAGACGGCTTTATCCTGTGGAGCATGAGCCGCTTTAACAATCAAAACTTCGCTATATGCGGCAAGACCATCGAGAGCTTGCGCCGTAACGTTATAACCCTCATGCCGCAGTGGCTTGAGGGCATTTTCTCGATCACTGAACGCCGCAGTGAAAACAAGCTGATTATCACGTCTGGCGGCGTGACCAACAGCTATTATATGTTCGGCGGCAAGGACGAATCAAGCTACACACTGGTGCAGGGCATCACGCTTGCGGGCGTGCTGTTTGACGAAGTGGCCCTTATGCCTCGCTCGTTTGTCGAACAGGCTATGGCCCGTTGCAGCGTGGCCGGTTCTAAGTTCTGGTTCAACTGTAACCCCGAAAACCCCGGCCACTGGTTCTATGTGGAGTGGATCAAGAAGGCGCGAGAGCGGAACATCCTGTATCTGCACTTCACAATGGACGACAATCTGAGCCTTGCGCCTGAAATCAAGGCCAGATATGAGGGGATGTACACCGGCGTTTTCTACCGGCGTTATATCCTCGGTTTGTGGGTAAAGGCCGAGGGCCTTGTCTACCCCATGTTCGACCGCTCGGCGCATATCGTCCCGAAGGTCCCGGCGCTCAACCCACGGCACCGCTACTATGTGTCCGTGGACTACGGCACCGTCAACCCGTTTGCCGCTGGCCTGTACGATTACAGCCCCTCGGAGCAAAAGGCCGTCATGGTCAAGGAGCTGTATTACAAGGGCGGCAGCAACAACCGTGTGGACAATGAGGCGTATTACAAGATGCTGTGCGACCTGATCGGGGACTATCCGATCCAGTACATCATCATTGACCCGTCCGCGTCGTCCATGATCGAGACAATACAAAAATACGGTAAATTCATGGTCGTAAAGGCCGACAACGACGTCTTGAACGGCATTCAGGACGTGACGAAGTTCTTGAACGCCGGGTGCCTGTATTTCCACAAGAGCTGCAAAAGCACCTTCGAGGAGTTCGAGACGTATTCATGGGACGAGGAAAAGGCCGAAGACGCGGTTATCAAGGAAAACGACCATAGCATGGACCAGCTCAGATATTTCTGCCGGACTGCCCTGCGGAATGAACTGAAATGGATAGTTTAAGGCGGTGACGAAATGAATTTTTTTACGCGCCTGCTAAGGAGGATCAAAATGCTTTTTATTCATAGCGGGACCGATATTGCGAAAGCATTTGGCGTTGAACTCATTTCCTCGCCGGAAATGTCCAGCGCCCTTACAAACTGGGACCGCATTTCTACCGGCAAGCCACCTTGGCTGAACGCCGAGGATGAAATCGGGACTATCAACATGGCAAAACACATCAGCGACACCCGCGCAAAGCTGGTTACGCTGGACATTGGCATTGCTATTTCCGGCTCGCCCCGTGCCGACTATTTGCAGGGGCTGGCTGACGACCTGCTCAAGCGCTTGCCAGATCGTGTGTCGGAGGCTGAGCGGCTGGGCGGCATTATGCTCAAGTGGAACGGCGAGACGTGGGACTTCATCCTACCGGGCAACTTCGGCATTACGGCGAAGGACGACAACGGCGAAATCGTCGGCGCGATCTTCGCGGCGCATACCGCACAGGGCAGCCGCCATTTCACACGGCTTGAATACCACCGCTTCGAGGGCAGCACCGCAGAGGGCGGCAAGCTCTACAAGATCACGAACAAGGCGTTTGAAAATCGGCTCAGCACGAAGGGTGAAGTTACCCTCGGTGAGGAGGTGGCGCTTGACAAGGTTGACGCATGGTCGCATCTGGCACCCGAAGTTACCATTACCAACCTTGAAACGCCGCTGTTCGGCTACTATCGCGTCCCCGGCGCAAACACCGTTGATCCGTCGTCCCCGCTGGGGCTTTCCGTGTTTGCCAACGCTATTGCAGAGCTGAAGGCCATTGACATTGCCGTCAGCCGCAAGAATACGGAGATCGAGGACAGCAAGCACATTACCTTCGTTGGACAGCAGCTCATTCAGAACGCGCAGAACCGCAACGTCGAGCTGCCGCGTTTCGTGAAGGGCCTCGGTATGGGTCTGTCTGACGGCGAGGTTTCCGCGGTCCATGAGCACGCGCCGACGCTGTTGACCGACGCGCGGATCAAGGACATCAACTTCGACCTGTCTATGGCCGGTGTCAAATGCGGCTTCTCTGAAGGCGTGTTTGTGCTGGACGGCCAGACCGGCATGATTACCGCAACGCAGGTCGAGGCCGACGACCGCGACACCATCCAGACAATCAAGACTGACCGCGACGCGCTCAAGGACGCTATCACACAGGCGCTGGCCGGTGCTGACGCATTGGTCACGCTCTACAACCTCGCGCCGCTGGGCGAGTATGAGGTCAATTTCAACTTCGGAGACGTGACCTACAACTACGAGGAGGACAAAGCCTCGTGGCGTGCATACGTCATGCAGGGCTGGGTCCCGAAGTGGATGTACTTCGTAAAGTTCGAGGGCATGAGCGAGGAAGAAGCAAAGGCTATGACCGCAGAGGCCGACGCCGCGCAGATCGAGAAAGCCCAGCTTTTCGGCGCAGAATAGGAGGCGGCATAAATGCTGACCCCCCAGCAGATTTTGGACATCATCGAAACCCTGTACCCGCAAATCGACGAACTGAACGTGTGGATCACCAGCGACCTTATCCGGCGTGTTATGGCACGGTTAGGGCGCGGCGAGGGCGTTTTTCTCACCGCCTCGGATGAATGGCAGCTTGAGGTTTATCAAGCCGCGGGCGGCCATCTGGACGCCGTACAGCGGGAAATCAAGCGCTGGACAAAGGCAACGGACGCGGAGATCAAGCGCATCTTCGAGGACGCCGGTATTAAGGCCATTGCCTACGACAGCAATTTCTACATCGAACACGGGCTTGCAGGCATTGAGCTTGCACAGTCTGAGAGCATGATCCGGCTGCTTGAGGACACCTACCAGCGCACGTCGGGCACTGTCCACAACTTCACCCGCACGACCGCGCACGCGAGCCAACAGCAGCTGCTGAAAGCTCTGGACACCGCGCATTTCAAGGTAGCATCCGGCGCGACATCGTACACGCAGGCCGTACAGGAGGCCGTCAGCAGCATTGTTGACACGCAAACGCAGGTCATCTATCCCACCGGGCACGTTGACACCATCGAAACCGCTGTCCTGCGGGCTGTTCGTACCGGCGTCGCGCAGGCGTCCGGCAACATGGCCGTTCAGGGTATGGAGGAACGCGACTGGGACATTGTGCTTGTGTCGGCGCATCTCGGCGCACGCTACGGCGACGGCGGCCAAAACCCCGGAAACCACTTCTGGTGGCAGGGCAAATTCTATAGCCGGACGGGTCGAACGCCTGACCTGCCGCTTTTCGTGGAATCCACAGGGTACGGCACCGGTGAGGGGTTGTGCGGTTGGAACTGCCGCCACAGCTTCGGCCCCGGCGACCTGCGGCACAATCCATACGCACAGTTCGACGCGGAGGAGAACAAGAAAGCCTTTGACCTCAGCCAGAAGCAGCGCGGGAAGGAATCACGCATCCGGCGCACGAAAACAAAGCTGGTCGGCCTTCGCACGGCCATTGAGGCGGCGGAGGACGCGGGAGTGAAAGCTACACTCGAAGCGCAGTACACACGGACGGCTAAGCTGCTGGAAAAGCAGAATTTGGACTACAACCAGTTCTGCGAGGACAACGGTTTGAAGCGGCTCTCTGACCGCATCCAGATCGCAAAATGGACGCGGGAGGACGCACGGAAATCCATTGCCGCCGCCCGCAGCAAGTGAATAATCGCAAAGCAGAGCTTTACAGCACCATTCCGGCGTTGTGAGGCTCTGCTTTTCTATGCCCCTTCCAGTATCGCCGGTGCAACTCCGGCAGGGGTACAAAATTGGACTATCGGCGGTCCTAACAATGCCGAAAACGGCCAGACGCTGCAACGTCTTAAATATCTGCTATTGCCGTTATACAGGAGGTTATCCATGAAAACCGAAGAACTGACCGCACTGGGGCTGACTGAAGATCAGGTCAAGCAGGTGTTCGCACTCAACGGGAAAGACGTTGAGGCCGCGAAGGCTGCCAAGGACAAGACCATTGCAGACCTCACGGCAGAGCGCGACGGCCTGAAAACCCGCCTCGATACTGCCGAAACCACGCTGAAGAAGTTTGAGGGCATCGACCCGCAGCAGATTCAGCAGGAAATCCAGACCTACAAGACGCAGGCTGAGGACGCGGAGAAGAAATTCGCCCGCGAGATCACGCAGCGCGATCAGAAGGACTGGATCACCAAGAAGCTGGACGAGTACGGCGTCACTTCTCCCTTTGCCCGCACGGCTCTTGTGTCCGAGTGTATGTCTCCGGACGCCGGTCTGACGTGGAAGGACGGCGCATTTTTCGGCTTTGACGACTTTATGAAGGCCGCCAAGCAGAAAGACGCTGGTCTGTATCAGACCGCCGAGGAAAAGGAAGCCGCAGAAAAGGCGGCAAAGCAGAAGGAAAAAGCGCCTGCTTTTACGGGACCCACGGGCGATCCCGGCACCGGCTCTGAGAAGTACACCCCGCCCAAAATTTTCTGATAAACAAAGGAGTATGAATTATGCCTCGTATCAATGCACTTAACATCCTTCTGGAAAGCGACGGCAAGGAATATCTTGCCGAGCTGTACGGTAAGACCATTGAGGGCGTCCAGAAGGCGCTGATCTCCGGCTCCATGAAGAACATGGACCTGTCCGGTGATCCTGTTTCCGGCACTGTCGAAGCCAAGCGCTTCGTCAACGCCACCCCCAAAAACTACGGCACCGCGCGTACCGCAGGCAAGGGCGACGCCGTGAAGGCAAAGCCCGTCACTGTCGCCATCGACACCGACCGCGAGATCGTCGAGGAGCTGGAACAGAAGGACGTCCGCCTGTACGGCGTTGACGGCGTTCTGGACCGTCGTTCCGCAAACCACATCCTGCGTATGGCTGCCGAGTTGGACAATGCGTTCTTCGCCGCTGCTGCCGGTAAGGCCACTGTGCTGAACCTGTCCGCCTACAAAACCATCTCTGACGAGCTGGAAGCCATCATTCAGGAGTGCGAAACCACCCAGAATGACTTCGTGGACGGCGTGCCCCGCTCCATGATGCACCTCGTTCTGTCCCCGAAGTATTACGGCATGATCCGTAACGACCTCGACAAGCAGACCAACAACGCGAATGTGAACACCGCCGCCGAGGAATTCCTTGTGTGGCACGGCGTCCGCGCGTACAGCTGCGTCCACCTTCCCGCTGGCTGCAACTACCTGCTTATGGTCGAGGGCGCTGTCGCTCAGCCCATCATGGCCGACCAGTATACCGCCGAGAAGATCCCTCTCTCCAATGCCTACGGCGTCGAGCTGTTCTACCACTACGGCACCACCGTTGTCATGCCTGATCTGATCTTCAAGCCCGGCGTGTTCACTAAGGCGGCTACCTATGCTGCCGGTACTCAGTATTACACCGAGGCCAACGGTGTGTACACTGCCGTCTCCATCACGGAGTTCGCGTCCGGCACCACCTACTACACTATGGCCTGATGTAAGGAGGACGCTATGCTGTTTCGCAACCTGAAATCGGGCAACATCGTAGCGGCCACCGATGAAACCAGCATTGAGCTGATGCAGAGGTCGGCCATCTACGAAGCCGTAGAAATCGCCCCTGCTGTCGCACCCGCGCCCGCAAAGGCGGAGGGCAAGCGCCGTAAGAAGCCCGCAGAGGCCGAAACGGACGCCCCTGCCGAGGTGCAGGAAGACTAAGGAGGCGTTGATATGGCATACACAGACTTTACGTTTTACGGCTCCGGCTACTTCGGGGACACGCTGACCGAGGAAACCGCCCCAAAGTGGCTTGAACGCGCCAGCGACGAACTGGACGCAATCACCTTCGGGCGGCTCACGTTCGCGTTTCCGACTGTGGAAGTCCACGCCGTCAAGGTCAAGAAGGCTGTTTGTGCCATTGCCGAAGCCCTCTACTGGATCGACGTCCAGCGGAGGGCATCTTCCGCGCAGAAAGCGGAGGACGGAAGCTATCACGGGCCTGTCGCGTCTATCTCGTCCGGACGGGAATCCATTTCCTATTCGGCGGGCAGCGCGAACAGCTCCGTTTATGCTGCCGCCGCGACAAGCGCAGAGGCACAAACAAATTTGATCGGCAGCATTGCCGCGCAGTATCTGGCAAATATCCCGGATGCAAACGGCGTCAATCTGCTGTATGCGGGAGGTGTTGGGCGTGTACCGCGACACAATAACGGTCTTTAATTACCACGCCGCAACCGGGCGCTGGTTTCCGTCCGTCATTTCCGGCGCTGACCTGCTGACCACAAAAGCCAACAGCGCGACAACTGCGGGAGGCAACAACGCTGACGCCGTGGACATCATCATCCATTGCACGGCGGACAAGCGCGTTCCCACCGGCGCGGGGGTGAAAAGCTACACGGGACCGAAGGAGTATGCCCGCTGCGACAATCCAGCGCAGCACATCACCTTTGCCCCGGAGTGCGATTTCATTTTTGCCGGTACATGGCCTGACACCGAGCCGCTGACCGATGACGACTATGACGAAGGCCTATACCACGCCCTGAACGCAGAACGCGACGGAATCTACCTGATAAGCTCTGCGGGTTTTTACGGCCTCCTCCCTCACTTCGAGATCGGAGGGCGGTAAAATGTCTGGCCTCCCGAAAATCTCCTATTCTGACGGCGGCGTACACGTCACTGTTGACCTGCGCGCGCTGGATCAGCGTATGCGCGAGGCACAGCAATGGCTGGGCGACCGCGTGCTTGAGGACTGCAAAGCCTGTATGCCGCTGCTGACCGGCAGCTTGCAGCAGCGCTCCCACACGGAGGACGATGGAAAAAAGGTCGTCTTTCCCGGCCCGTATGCGCGCTACCAGTACGGCGGTAAGGTCATGGTGGATTCCGTAACCGGCAAAGGCCCCCGCAAAATCCCTACAGGCCCCGGTGAATACATCCTGCGTTTCCGCAAGGGCGCGAAGCTCGTTGCCACCGACAGGCCGCTGAAATACTCCAACCCGCAGGCCGTTCCGCAATGGTTTGAACACGCCAAACGGCAGAACAAGCAATTCTGGATCGACGGCGTGAAGGAGAAAATCGGAGGTAAATAACCATGCCGTCGAAAACGGTCATCGACATTGACGGCTCTGAGGCCGTCAGCAAAATTCTTCTTGACCTGCTGAACAAGTTCCCCGGTCTGACCACCGGCAACAAATCCATCCTGTTCTCCACGCTCTCGGACGCTTCGGGGATCGGATTCTTTCCGATTTCCGGTGCGGCTTTGCAGAACAGCACGGAGGACGTTACTGGACACGTCACGCAGGTCTGCCAATATCCGTTCAATGTGGTCTACCGCGCCGCTCCGAAATCCGAAACCCAGCGCATCCGCATCAAAGAATTCCTTGATGCGCTGGGCAAGTGGCTTGAGCGGCAGCCGGTCACGCTGAACGGCAAGCGCCACCAGCTCAGCGCATACCCCGCGCTGCTGGCTGGCAACCGCGTCATCAAGAAAATCAGCCGCACAAGCCCTGCCTACCTCAACTCCGCCTATCAGGATGGTGTTGAAGATTGGCTCATTGGCCTGCGGCTGGACTACAACAACGAATTTGATATTTGAGGAGCTGAAATTATGCCGAAAATCGAACGCAAGTATCTTGCCCATTTCCTCGACGCCAAGTTCGGCGTCAAGACGCAGGGCGAGGAAACCTACACCCCGAATTATACCCGTCTCGGCAAGGACCTTGAGGAGTATAACGAGGAGCTGAACCCCGACGTTGAGGTCAACAAAAACATTCTGGGCGAACAGAACGTCGTCCACAATGGCTACGAGGTGCAGTCTGAGGTTGACCCCTTCTATGCCTACAGCGGCGACCCGCTGTTTGAACGTCTCGCAAAGATCGCCAATGAGCGCCTGACCGGCGACGACTGCATGACCACGAAGGTTGACGTGCTGCTTAACAGTGACGGCACCGTGGCATGGGCCTACCGCGAAGACGTGTGGGTCGTTCCCGAATCTGTCGGCGGTGACACTTCCGGCGTGCAGATTCCCTTTACCGTGTACAACGCGGGCAACCGCGTCAAGGGCACCTTCGACCTCACCACGAAGACCTTCACCGCAGACACCAACGCTGCGGGCTAATCATCCGCCCCGCCGCCCTGTGTATTAGGCGCAGGGCGGCAACATTTTGAATTCAGGAGGCAATTAAAATGGCTGACAAACTGGTACAGCAGAATTTCAATGAAATCATCATCGACGATGGCAGCGTAAAGGTGCCTATCCGAAACAAGCATGGGGAACAGATCGGAGAATTCTCCTTCCGCCCTACCGACATCGGCATTGTAGATCGTTTCAACAGCGTTGCCGCAGAGTTCGACAGAATCGTCGAGCCGCTGGAAAGCGTCAACATCAAGCCGGACGGCACCGTGGACGAGCAGAACGAAGCCGAATTCGCGGCGCTGCGCGAGGCCGAAAAGCGCCTGTACGCCGCCTGTGACAGGCTCTTTGGCGGCAATATGTCGGAGGCGTTCTTCGGCAAGATGCACCCGTTTTCCCCCATCAACGGTCATTTCTACTGCGAAAACGCGCTGTCTGCGGTCGGTGCTTATATCTCCCGCCAGTTCGACCGCGAGGTGAAGAAAGTCAACTCCCGTGTTGAGCGGTACACCCACGGCTACCGTACTGGCAAGCACAAAGGCGGTAAAAAATGATCGGAACACTGCCGCGAAGTCTTGAGGTAAACGGTAAGTTCTACCGCATTCGCAGCGACTTTCGGGATGTTTTGAAGATCGTGATTGCATTCAATGATCCCAATCTCGAAGACAATGAAAAGGTATATGTGTGCCTATTCATTCTGTACAAGGACTTCGACGCTATGCCAAAAGACGAATATGAAGCGGCCTTTGAGGCCGCTCTTGCTTTTATTGACCACAGTGATCAGTCGGAGGCGGCAGACGGGAAACCGCCTCCTCGCGTCATGGACTGGGAACAGGACGAAAGTATCATGTTTCCTGCGGTCAATAAAGTGGCTGGCTTTGAAGTCCGAACCGCCCGATATGTCCATTGGTGGACGTTTCTCGGCTATTATATGGAAATTTCGGACGGCGTGTTTGCACAGGTGCTTAACCTGCGGCTCAAACGCGCAAAGGGTAAAAAATTGGAAAAATGGGAGCGCGAATACTGGAATTCCAATCGCGCTATTTGTGCTCTGCGAACAAAATTGTCTGATGAAGAACAGGCAGATAAGGATAGGCTCGACGCGCTACTCGGCTAAGGAAAGAAGGTGGTTAAATGGCAGAACAGGCTGACGGCTCTATTATCATTGACACCGAGATAAATTCGGACGGATTTAAGGCCGGAAGTGCTGAATTGCTTGCGGCTATTAAGGCGCTGTCCACAGAGGTTAAGAATCTGGGACAGACGCTGAAAGAACTTTTCAGCAAGCCGCTGACACCTGAAATCAATACAGGTGGCGCAGAGGATAAGGTTGCAGCGCTTGAGGCAAAAGTACAGGAGCTGCAAGCCTCCCTCGAAGAATTACAGAATACCAACGGCAGCGGCGCGCCTGCGCCGGAAACAGCTACACCGCAGGTGAACATCGGTGGTGTGACGGAAAAGGCATCTGGCTTGCAGCGCGAAATTGACGCTGTAAACAGCAGCGTGCAGAAGCTGGAACCGACGTTCCAGAAAGCAATGTCCGGCAGTGAGAGCGCCATGACCTCTTTTGAGGACAAGGCTGACACGCTTGAAAGCAAAATCGCTGAACTGCAAGAAAAGCTGGACGCCGTCGGGCAGACACAGTTCCCGACGCAAGAATATACCGAACTTTGCGCCGAAACCGAAAAAGCCGGTCAGAAACTCGAATCTCTCCTTAACCGGCAGGAGAAAATGCAGGAACTCGGTGTGAGCGAAAATTCGGCTCAGTGGAAAAACCTGCAATACGATCTCGACATAGCCGCACAGAAATATGACCGTCTGGCAGCGGCGAAAGAGAAAATGGAAGCATCCGGTACTGCATATCAGATGGGCGTGGATACAACCCAGTATGCGCAGATGGAATCCACACTGGACGCTGCGGCTGCGCGCTTGGATGAAATGAGGGCAGGCACACAGCAGTCAAGCAGCCTCATGAGCCGCCTTGCAGAGGGCGCACGCAATGTTGCGTCGTTCATCGGCAGAGCTGCAAAATCTGCCGCAGGTGCGCTCGCATCCGGCATTAAAGCTGCCGCATCCAGCATGGCGAAGATGCTGTTCCACAGCAAGTCCATGAATAGCCAGTTCGGCGGGTTAATTTCTGGCGCGAAGAAATTTGCGCTCAGCCTACTTGGAGCAAAGGGTGTTTGGGCGCTATTGCGTAAAGCAGTCAGTGCCTATATGTCTGAAAATCAACAGCTTGCAAACACTCTGTCAAGCTGCTGGTCTGGCATAGGTAATCTTCTCGGCCCGATTATCACCCGGATTATCAATCTTGTTGCACAAGCCGTTGCTTACGTCACGTCCTTCCTGAAATTGTTCGGCGTCTTTGGGAAAAGCGCAACAAAGGCCATAAGCAGTGCTGGTGGCGCTGCTTCCAAAGCAACCGACAAGCTCAAACGGCAGCTTGCATCATTTGATGAGCTTAATATCCTAAGCGATAACAGTTCTGACGGAGGAGGCGGCGGTGGCGGAGGCAGCTCCGGTGATCTTGGCGGGCTGCCGGATGTAACATTGCCCGACTGGGCGAAACTTATGGTCGAGCAAATCAATGCCGGTGAATGGGCAGCAGCAGCGCTAACCTTGACCGATCAGCTAAACTCCATGGTAAAAAGCGTTGATTGGGCGGGAATTGGCACTAAAATCGGCTATTACCTCAACGGTGCCCTAACATTCCTTGCAACAGCGATTCTGAATTTCGACTGGTACGAGCTGGGCGCACAACTTGGCGTCCTCATCAACCGTATCATCTACAACGTTGACTGGGCAAACCTCGGCGTCGTCCTTGGCGCAAAGTTCATCGTCCTCATTGAAGGGCTTGGAGGCTTGTTTTCCACCATCAACTGGGAAGCGCTTGGCAAGGCTCTTGCCGATGCATTTATGGGGCTTTGGAACGCCATTGACTGGTATCAAGCGGCAAAAACACTGTCAACGGGTTTGATTGGTGCGCTTAACTCGCTAAGTTCTGCCATTAAAAATGTTGATTGGCAAAAGCTCGGTCACGATGTTGCAACATTCATTGCAAGCATTGACTGGACCGGTGTTGCAGACGCTCTGTTTGACGGTATTGGCGCGGCACTCGGCGGTATTGCCGCTTTCCTCTGGGGCCTCATTGAAGACGCATGGAACAGCGTCGTTGACTGGTGGTATGACGTTGCATACGAAGACGGCGAATTCACAATGAAGGGCCTGCTGGAAGGAATCTGGAACGGAATTAAAAATATCGGTACATGGATATACGACCACATTTTCAAGCCGTTTATTGACGGATTCAAATCTGCTTTTGGCATTGCCTCGCCCTCTAAGGTTATGGCCGAACAGGGTGATTTCATCGTTCAGGGGCTGCTTCAAGGTATAACCAACGCTTGGCACTCTATTACAGAATTCTTTAGCACCGCGCTCTCGACTATCTGCGACACCGTAAGCGGCGCATGGGATAAGGTGAAATCTTGGACATCCACCGCATGGAACAACGTGAAAACCACCATAGGCGGAGCTTGGGACAAGGTGAAGTCGAAGACCTCTGAAATCTGTTCCAACGTCGGCAGCAAGGTTTCCTCGGCGTGGGAGAGTGTAAAATCGAAGACGTCCTCGGTGTGGTCTAACGTCAAGGAGAATGTCTCCAACGCATGGAGCAACGTTAAAACCGCCGCGTCCAATGGTTGGACAGCGGTAAAAAGCGGCGTTTCAACCGCATGGACTAACGTGAAATCCGCCACGTCTTCTGTGTGGAGTAACGTTAAGTCCTCCCTATCCAGCACTTGGACCAGCATCAAGACCACCGCGTCGTCCACTTGGACAAACCTAAAAGCCACTGTATCTAATGGCTGGAACAACATCAAGGCCAACACTTCTACTGTGTGGAGCGGCGTAAAAGCTACACTGTCCAGCGCTTGGAGTAACATCAAGAGTTCTGCCTCCACGACATGGAGCAGCCTGAAGTCCACCATATCCAACGGTTGGAACAACGTCAAAAGTGGGACTTCTTCTGCTTGGAACAGCATCAAATCCTCTCTATCCAGCACTTGGAGTAGCATTAAGAGTTCTGCATCGTCTACATTCAGCAGCATAAAGAGTACGATCATGAATCAAGGCTGGTCTGGTATCGGCAGCAACATTTGCAGCGGTATTGCGAACGGCATCAACTCCGGGTGGAGCTGGCTGAAGAACAAGGTTTCAAGCCTCGCACGCAGTCTTCTCAGCGCCGCAAAGTCTGCATTGGGCATTCACTCTCCGTCAAGGCTATTTCGGGACGAAATCGGTTTGAATATCGGCTATGGCGTGGGCGAAGGTGTTGAAGCGTCTCAGCCTTCCATCCTGAAATCTGTGTCTGGCGTCGCCGACGCTATCGCAGATGAGTTCATGGCCGGTGATTATCAAACCGGGAACATCATTCCCACGTCTGAGGTAGACGGTGCGCTGTCTTCGTTCTCGGACAAGATCAGCAACAGTTTCACAACTCTGCTTGACCGGCTTCAGGCAATTGCAGACAGCATCACATTCGCCGCCCCTGCTGTAGCGGGCGGCGTCGTGCCCTACAAGCCGCAGCAAGCGGCGGCGGGGCTGATATTGGCACGACAATCGAATCGTCCAATGACGCACTCGCAAGCGTTGTTACGCAGGTCGTAACCAATGCGACCAGCGCCATTGTGACAGCCATTCAGAATTACAGCGGTACGACGGTGAACTTCGATAAAAACGCAATCGCCGAAAGTACCATCCGGGAAATCAATCGCAGAACGCGTGCAACCGGAAAATCGCCGCTCGAATAAGGAGGTGCGCACCATAAAACCGGTACTGAAAATCGGGAACCATGATTATACTGCATGGCTGGCCGAAGACGGCCTCGCCCCGGTCAGAAATGATATTGATGCAGACGGCAGTGGGCGCAACCTCCTTGACGGGCTGATGTACCGCGCAAGGATCGCCCAGAAGGATAAGTGGACAGTCAAATTCAACCGTCTGCCGGAACTGATTATGAAGTCAATAGCGGCAGACGTGGACGGGGAATACACCGACATTACCTTCCTCGATCCCAAAACCAACCGTATTATGACGAAGACCTATTATACATCTACACTCACTTACGGTACGCAACGCTACAGCAGAGGTGACGACCGCACATATTACGACGGCTGCACCTTCAATATGACGGAGAGGTGAGCCTATGCGTATTTGTACTGAGCGTTGGACAAAGCTCGCAGCTCGCGGGCGGTTCCGGTTTGACGCGAAAGCGCGGATCAATAACAAGGATTACACCGTTATTTCCGCGCCGCGTATCGACCGCTCCCTTATGCCGTCCCCGCTGTCTGTTGGCAACTGCATTTCGGCCACACTCAACCTGTCAATCCTCACAGATGATGTGATAGCCTCAAAAAGCCCGGTCGTTATCATGGGCCGCTTGACGAATGACAAGACTGCAACCGAGTGGAAGGAGTTTGGTACATTCTTCATCGACCAGCGCGACACCAGCTTTGCGGGGCTGGTAACCGTTGATTGCTACGACGCGATGCTCAAAACCAACCAGAACTATCTGGATGGCAGCGACACGTCAGCCAACTGGCCGAAAAGCATGAAGTCTGTCGTGGAGGAGATCGCATACCGAATCGGCGTCGGAATTGACCTGCGAACGCGGATCAAGACCGGCGCTGATTACGTTGTACCGTACCCCAGCGGAAAAACCATGTCGCAGGTGCTGGGCGACATCGGGGCCTGCCACGGCGGTAACTGGATCATAACAGAAGAAAACCTTCTGCGTCTGGTGCCCCTTACGACTGCACCCGATGAAACATTCCACGTCATTGACGAGGACTACAACAAAATTACACTTGCTGACGGCGTGGGCAATCAGCCGGTACGTTTGGCTTATAAAGAACAGACGGTTTTTAACGCTGTTCTCCCTGTTCCGTCCGGTGTGCTACCCGGCAGCAGCGACAATGTACAGCGGGCCTACTTCATCACTGATGAGCAGGGTAACAAGATTGTTACCCCGGAGGGCTACTACCTCGTGTGGGACACTGATGCTAACATGGCGAAAAAGGTATCGCTTCAGGCAGGCGTTATCAACATTCCCGTCGTCTGTGGCGAGATCACGACCGGCACGCAGGTCACTGTAACGGGTGTGACACTCAACAGCGATAGCGGGGAGAGTTACACGGCGGGAGACAACACCGGAACGATGCTTACCATCGACAGCAATCCATACGCCACGCAGGGCATTTGTGATGACCTGTACGCGGCTTTTAATGGATTGGTATATTTACCCTTCACGGCAACAAAAGCGCTGTACGACCCGGCTACGGAGCTTGGGGATCAGGTTAAAATCGGTGAGCTTGTTCACAGCGTCATGTTCAACGTCAAGCTCACCCTCGACCACAATTTCCGGGCGGACATTGAAGCCCCGAACAGCGAAGACCTCAGCGAAGAGTACCCTTATCTGTCTGAAATCAAAAGCCTGAAACAGACCACGGAAGAGCTGAACGGCGCAATCAAGAGCGCTGCGACAGAGCTTGCGGGCAAGGTTGACGATTCCGCCCTTGCCGCCGAAATCGAGCGTGCGCAGGGCGTAGAAACGGCGCTGAGTACGAATATCGGGAACGAAGAGACACGGGCAAAGGCCGCTGAAAAAGCTTTGTCACAGCGCGTCACGGCGCTTGAGGGAACGTCTCCCGCAGCACTGGCACAGCGTGTGACCACTCTTGAAACGACAGTTTCCGGACATACAACGTCAATATCCGATCTGAACACGACCGTTTCCGGGCATACTGAAAGCATTTCCGGTCTTTCTTCCCGGATGCAATCCGCCGAATCGGATATTGACGCATTACAGGCGGCTGTTGAGGCGCACGCATCCGATATTGCGCAGGCAGAGACGGACATAGCCGACCTGCAAACGCGTCTTGCGGCAGCGGAAACGACCGTCACACAGCACGGGGCAGCGATTGAAACGTTGCAGACGAAGGTAAGCAACATCGAAAGCGCACTGATCGATATCTATAACCGGCTGAACGCACTTGACAACGGCGGCACCGGAAATTAACCATCAAGGAGGAAGAACATGGCTGACAAGAGAATTGCAGATTTCGCAACACTCGAAGAGGCTCAGGACGACGATCTCCTGCTTGTCTCGTCGGAAGACGAAACCTACAATATGAAATTCAAGACCTTCAAGGACGCTGTACAGGGCGACGCAGACCGCGCCGAAGCCGCTGCTGCGGCTGCGAAAGCTTCCGCACAGCAGGCCGAAAGCGTGGCACAGTCCGCAGAGACAAAAGCGGCATCCGCCGAAACAAAGGCCGCCGCAGCGGAAACGAAGGCAACACAGGCGGCGGCCAATGCGCAGGCAGCGGCGACTTCCGCAAACTCCGCACAAGCGTCCGCCGCCGCTGCGGAGCAGGCGCTTCTGGACGCGACGGAAGCCGTCGCATCCGTCAATGAGTTCGCCAAAGATTTCAACAACCTGAAAACCACCGTGAAGGGCAAGGTTGACGACGCCTATGTTGAGGACGGCTACCTGTATATGACCGCCGACGACGAGGTCGTTGTCGGTCCGTTGGGGCCGTTCTCTGGCGGCGGTGGAGGTGGCGGCGGAGGAGACGCTGGCTCCCTGATCCGAATTGTCAATAAGCTGACCTCGCGGGCGTTCTCCGTGATGAACGGCGCGACCGTCGAGATCAAATTCAACTGGACGTCCACCGATACTTCCGACGAACAGCCAACCGGCGACGGCTCGGCAACATGGCGCATCAACGGGACGAAGGTAGCTACACAGGCGGTGTCGCAGGGTGATTGCACCTTCGATGTCACAAAGTACCTCACCCCCGCAAGTGCGAACACGATCAAGCTCACCATTGAGGACGCCTACGGCAATAGTAAGTCCTTCACATGGACTGTCACCGTGTCCACCTACGATCTGGCGTGGAATCTCGGCACTCTCGCCTTCCACGGGTCCAGCGTACTTACTGTGCGCCTCACACCCACCGGGGAGGGCACGAAGACTATCCACATGACCGTGGACGGCACGGAGGCGTTTACGCGCGAAGTCACCACTACGGGGCGCTCCGTCACTGCGACGATTGACCCCACGGCGCTTGAGTTGACGCACGGCGCACACACCGTCGAGGCGTGGCTTGAGGTCACAGCAGGCGGCGAAGTCGTCACAACTACGCACCTGCGCCATGTCGGTATCTGGACGAAATCGGACGACAATACGCCGGTTATCGCGGTGTATCAGAGCGCAATCGAAATCCAGCAGTTCGCCACCGGAAGCATCAATTACATGGTGTATGACCCCACCAGCACCACGGCGACTGTCCGCCTGCTGGAAGGCTACAATACCCTGTCCACGCTGACTGTTGACCGCACCATCCAGACGTGGGCGTACCGTGCTACTACGGTCGGCACGATCAACCTCTCCATCCACACCGGTGAGAGCGTCGTTGCACCGATCACCGTCACCTGTACCTCTCTCGGCTATGACATCAACCCTGTCACGACCGGCCTTGCCGTTGACCTCGACCCCACCGGACACAGCAACAGCGAGACGACCGCAAAGCAGTTCGGCTACAAGGACGGCGACGGCACAAATCATCCGCTGACCTTCAGCTCCAATTTTGATTGGATCAACGGCGGATTTCAGATTGACACGGAAGGCGTCACCGGCTTTGTGGTCAAGCGCGGCACCTACGTTCAGCTTGACCGCAGCCTGTTCAGCGACAACGCCGCGACCTCTGGCAAGGAAATCAAAGTCGTGTTCAAGGCTACTAACGTCCGCGACTATGACGCTGAGTTCCTGACCTGCGTATCTGGTGGCATTGGCCTGAAACTTCAGGCGCAGCAGGCGGTTTTCAGCTCTGAGTTGACCAACGTCGAAATCCCGTATTGCGAGGACCGCAAAATCGAGCTGGACGTCAGCATCGAGGCCAGCAACGAAAACAAGCTGGCCGTGGTCTGGCTTGAAGGCGTGCCGTCCAGAGCGTTTGCGTACACCGCAAATGATAACTGGATGCAGTCTGACCCGCAGAACGTGAAAATCGGCTCTGACGACTGTGACATCTGGATTTATCGCCTGAAGATGTACAGCCACAGCCTCACGCGATACGAAATTCTCGACAACTTTGTTGCCGACTGCGGCAACACCACAGAAATGGTTGCCCGTTACCTCCGCAACCACATTTTCAACACGGACGGCAGCATCAATGTCAATGAGCTGGCAGCAGCAAACCCGACGCTGCGTATTCTCAAGCTCGGTGCCGACCGTATGACTGTGGGCAAGTCTGACGAGGTGGTCTGTATGGTCGATCTCGTATATACGGACGGCGGCAGCACCTACAATTTCCACGCGACCGGCGTCATTATGAAGGGTCAGGGTACGTCCTCCGCCGCATACGGTGAAGCCGCCCTCAACCTCGACCTTGATTTCAGCAAGGCCATTTGGGAGAACGGCGCAGGTGAGCGCATCGAGACGTTCGCCATGACCGAGAACGACATCCCCGTGTCGTACTTCAATATCAAGCTGAACGTGGCGTCCAGCGAGAACGCGAACAACACCGTTCTGGCCGACGACTACAACAACTTCCAGCCCTTCCTGTCCGAAGGCCGCCGTGCTGACGCCCGCGTCCGTGATACCGTCAAGGGCTACCCCTGCGCCGTATTCTTCACCAACACCGGCACGAACGCCGTGAGCGTTGGCGCACGGTCTGTCGGCGCAGGCGCGACGATCCTGTACGGCAATGGCGATATGAACAACTCGAAGAAGAACTTCGCAGTGTTCGGCCAGACCGGCGAGCATCCGCTTCAGTGCTGCGTTGAGATTTCCAACAACATTGCCAGCCAGTGTCTGTTTAAGTCTGCTGACCTCACCTCGGAGACGTGGGACGGCAACGGGGCCTTTGAGTTCCGCTACCCCAAGAACCCCACCGCAGAGATGAAGGCGGCGTTCCAGACCATGCTGTCGTGGGTGGTTTCCACCGATACAACCGCGCCGACCGGAAATGCGCTCAGCGCGCCCGTGACCTACGATGGGACGACCTACACAAACGACACGAAGGAGTACCGCGCAGCGAAGTTCAAGGCCGAAGTCGGAAACTACTTCACCGTGGACAGCCTGCTCTACCACTACCTGTTCACCGAGCGCCACTGCATGATCGATAACCGCGCCAAGAACGTTTTCATCTCCTATGAGTACGATCCTGACGTGCAGGATTACCGCTGGAACGTCTGCAAGGACTACGACAACGACACCGCAGATGGCAATGATAATGAAGGCGGTCTGACCTTCAGCTACGGCCTTGAGGACACCGACAGCGTGGGCACTAAGCCCGTATTCAATGCGTCCTCCTCCGTGCTCTGGTGCAATGTCCGTGACTGCCTCGGCGCAGAACTGGAAGCCATGTTCAAGGACCGCGAGGCGGCGGGCGCATGGAGCGCTGAACGCATCCTTGCCAAGTTCGCCGCGCATCAGGCGGCGCGCCCGGAAGCGCTGGTGGCCGAAGATATGTGGGGCAAATACTTCACGCCCTATATCAACAACGGCAACACCGCGTACATCGACATGATGCAGGGCAACAAGACCGACCAGCGTACCCAGTTCGAGACATACCAAGAGGGCTATATGTCCTCCAAGTATTACGGTTCTGTGGCCGTGAACGACAAAATCCAGTTCAGAGGCAACACCCCGAACGAGTGGGCGGGCGTCACGCCGACCGGCAACTTCTCCATCACCCCGTATGCTGATTGCTACATCATCGTCAAATACGGCTCCTACAGCGTCCGTAAACGCGCGAAAAGAGGCACGGCATATGAGATCATCTGCCCCGTTCAGGAGGCGCTGAGCGACACGGAAATCTATGTCTACCTCGCTTCCAACGTGGTTGAGATCAGCTCCATTGCCGGTCTGTATTGCCAGTTCATCGACCTTCAGGGCGCACGCCGCCTGCGCAGCTTCACCGCAGGCGCAGAGGCGGACGGCTACACGAACAAGAACCTGACGTCTATCAGCGTCGGCGCGAACACGCTGCTTGAGTACCTCGACCTGCGCGGTACGCCGGAGCTGAAGCAGGCACTTGACCTGTCTGCCCTCACCTCCCTGAAAACGCTCCTGCTGACCGGCAGCGGCATTACCGGCGTAACCTTTGCGCTGGGCGCTCCTGTCGAGACGGCCAAGCTCTGCCCGCTGAACAGCCTGATTGCCCGGCAGCTCTCGCACCTGACCGCATTTGCTATGGACGGCTCAAACCTTCGCACAATCTGGGTCGAGGACGCCGCAGCAATCGACACCTACGCGCTTGTGAGCGCGGCGGCAAGCCTCAGTCGTGGCCGCCTGCCGGATGTCAGTTGGTCGATGAACGACGCCGACGTGCTGCTTCGCCTGAAAGACCTTGCCGGTCTGGATGAGACGGGCAACCCCGCTACGGAATTCGTCCTCAAGGGCGCGGCGCATATCGCAGTCGTGTCGCAGGCCGAATTGACTACTATCATGGCGCGATTCCTCAATCTGTCCGTGACCTACGATCAGATGGTCAGCTCCTGCACCGTCACATTCAAGAACTACGACGGCACAGTCCTGAATACGCAGACTGTCCGCAAGTACGGCGCGGCGAAAAACCCCATCACTGCCGGTCTGATCGACACGCCTGTCAAGCCCTCCACTGTCGATAAGGTGTTTACCTTCATCGGCTGGGATCAGCAGCTCACATACATCCTCGAAGACCTCGTTGTGACGGCGCAGTATTCCGAGGCGACGCGGTATTACACCGTTCGTTGGTACAATGGCACCCAGCTTTTGCAGACCGACACCGTGGCGGCGCATGACGGCGTTTCCTTCCGTGGCGGTGAGCTGACGTCCTCCACCGGCTCTATCTGGATGGGCTGGGATGCGCTGACGAATGATGTCACCAGCGACATTGACGTTCACGCGGTGTTCATCACGCCTACGCTGCCGGACACCGTAGCGACCAACTTCGATTACTTGTACAGTGACGATAACAGCGACAACAGCGGCTACACGCTGGCGGAGTTCTACGGCATCATGGAGACGGGCAAGGCGAAGGACTACTTCGCGGTCGGTGACAAAATCAAGATTGTTCCGACGACCACGGTCTTTGCCGACACCTCTATCATCATGCAGGTTGCGGGCTTCAACCACTTCAAGAAGAAGGACAGCGACGAATTCGCCGGTGTCGTCTTTACCATGCTGGGCATTATGAACGCTACCCACCAGATGAACAGCCAGAACACCAACGTCGGCGGCTGGGCATCCTGCGGTATGCGGACGTGGCTCAATGAAACCATCTTTGCCGCGCTGCCGCGTCAGTGGCAGTCCATGATTAAGACGGTTCAGGTGCGCTCCTCTGTCGGTGAGACGAAGGCGGACATCAGCACCAGCAACGACCGCCTGTTCCTGCTGTCCCGTGCCGAGGTGGGCTTCAATGTCAACGACGTACCCTACAAGGACGAGGTAGACCCCGACGCCGAAAACGTGACTTTCGCATTGTTTACTGACAACAATTCGCGTATCAAGAAAACATACAACGGCACCGGTTCTGCTTCTAACTGGTGGCTGCGGTCGCCTGAGGCGTCCGGCTCGTCGTCTTTCGCCAATGTGAACAACAACGGTAACAGCAACAACAACAACGCGTCCAACTCCTACGGGGTGGCGTTCGGCTCCTCTCGTGCCAGACAGAGTAGCTTTCGGAGTGAAATCCGTGCAGAGCGGAGAGAAGGAGTGCTTGACCTTCCTGCAAAGGTAAATATATGCCCTGATGCGTCCGGGCGGACGCTGCTTGCATGGTACGGATTGCAGGTCATTCCGTATTTCATGCCCGGTGACGCTATGTGCCTACTGCAACCTGCCAACAGGCATACGGGGCAAGCGAGGTTTCTTATGACAAGCGAAGAACGTAGAGAAGCAAGGTATCAACGCCGCGCTGCCGCACGGCGGGCAAAGCGGGACGCCGCCTGCGCCGAGCACGATAATTACGACGAGGTGTTCAGCTATAAGCACCTCTATCAATCGTACAAGTGCTGCCGTCGCGGTGTGTCGTGGAAGGCCAGCGTCCAGAAATACACGGCCAACGCGCCGCTGAACATCCTGCACACATACAACCAGCTTGCAGCCGGAAAATTCAAAAGCCCCGGCTTTTATGAGTTTGATTTGTATGAGCGCGGGAAGCATCGTCATATCCGCAGCACGGTCATAAGCGAACGTGTCGTTCAGCGTTGCCTGTGCGACAATGCCCTTGTGCCGGTCCTTGAGCGCACCTTCGTCTACGACAACGGCGCGTCCATGAAGAACAAGGGCTACGATTTTGCCATGCGCCGGATCACGCAGCATCTCCATGAGCACTACCGGAAATACGGCAATGAGGGCTATATCCTGCTGTTTGATTTCTCTAAATTCTTCGACAACGTTTCCCATGAGGTCGTGAAAGCGATCCTGCATAAGGAATTCACCGACGAACGGCTCCTTGCGCTCACAGAGCATTTCATCGACGCTTTCGGCGATAAGGGTATGGGGCTGGGCAGTCAGATCAGTCAGGTGCTGGCCCTCGCCTCTGCAAACCGTCTTGACCACTATGTCAAGGAGGTTTTGCAGGTGCGCGGCTATGGCCGGTACATGGACGACGGCTACCTGATCCACACATCCAAAGCCTATCTTCAAAACTGCGTGGCACATATCCGGGCGATATGCGCCGAGCTTGGCATTACCCTGAATGAGAAGAAAACGCAGATCGTCAAGCTGAGCCACGGCTTTTCTTGGTTGAAGGTGCGTTTCTTCATCACAAAAACCGGCAAGGTCGTCCGGAAAATCTATAAGCGCAGCGTCACGAAGATGCGGCAGAAAATGAAAAAGCTACACAGGAAATACCTGCGCGGTAAAATGACCTTCGCGGACATCTATGCGACGTGGCAAAGCTGGCGCAGCTATGCCGCGCGATTCAACGCATGGCACACCGTTCAAAACATGGGCGCACTGTACACCAACATTTTTATAAACAGCAAGGAGGACTGCTATGGTCTACTTCAAAATCCTGTCTGCTGACGGCACGGTCAAAAGCGTAGAAGCGCTTGCCGATCCCGTCTACGTCTGTTGGCAGACCCGCAACGGCATTCTTATCCGGTGCGACAAACGGGACGCGCAGGGCGTCATGTCCGGCGACGGGAACACAATCTATCAGCTTCAGGGGAAGCAGCTAAGCGGCGTTGAGAGTGACGAACTTCTCAGCGCCGTTTCTATTACCCTTGCAGAATATGAGGAGCTTGCGGCACAGGTCGGCACCACGGACCCCGACGACGATACGCCGGTCAATCCGCCCGACGACCCCGGAACGGAAATCCTCACCCGCGCGCAGCTCACCGAAAAGGTACTGGCCCTTGAAGACGAGCTGGCAGCGGCAAAAATCCTGCTGGGGGTGACGGACGAATGACGCTGAAAACCCTCGCACAAAAACTGCGGCCCCTGATCGAAACCGCAGCACAAAGCCTTGATGACACGACCGCCCTTGAGGCGGTCGAACTTTTTCCGGCGTGGAAGACCGGCACCGTGTACACAACGGGGCGACGGGTCCGACATGGCGGGATTCTTTATACCGTTTTGCAGGATCACACCGCGCAAGACAGCTGGACGCCCGATGCGGCACCGTCCCTTTTCGCAAAGGTGCTTATCCCTGATCCCGACGTTATCCCCGAATGGGAGCAGCCGGACAGCACCAACCCTTACAAGAAGGGGGATCGCGTCCGATTTAATGGAAAGGTTTACGAGAGCCTTATAGATAACAATGTGTGGTCGCCTTCTGCTTATCCTGCCGGTTGGAGGGAGGTGTCCGCATGACCCTGAAGGATCTTCTTCTGGGCGGCAGCGGCGGTCTGTTCGCGCTGCTGACCATCCTGCAAATCAGCCCCATCAAGATCAACCCGTGGTCTGCGCTGGCCCGCTCGATTGGCCGGGCGCTCAACAAAGATGTTCTGGACCGGCTCACCACTTTGGAGGTCGAACAGAAGGAAATCAAATCGGAGCTGGCCGCCCAAAAGGCGCTTTCCGATAAGCGCGAGGCCAACGGCTGGCGAGCAGACATCCTCCGCTTCAACATGGAGCTTGTCGAGCATACGCGGCACACGCGGGAGGACTACATCGAGATTTTGGACGTCATCGACAAGTACGAAAAATACTGCGACAGCCACAAGGACTACGAAAACAACCGTGCCGTCCATGCAATCGCCAATGTTGAGCGCTGCTACGACGACCGGCTGAAAAATAATGACTTTGCATAAGGAGGAAATCACTATGAACCCCAAAACCGAAACCACCATCGAAACCACCGAGGCGGAACTGACCGCCGAAGCTCTGGACGAGCTTTCCAACAACAAAGGGGAGGACTAAAACATGAGTTACACAAATTCACCGATGGTGAGCTACACGAAGCTCAGCCCGAACCACAGCGGGCAGCGTACCCACAGCATCGACCGCATCACGCCGCACTGCGTGGTCGGCCAGTGCAGCGTGGAGACGCTGGGCCGCATCTTCACGCCGACCTCCAAGCAGGCCAGTAGCAACTACGGCATCGGCCTTGACGGTCGTGTCGGTATGTACGTTGAGGAGAAAAACCGCAGCTGGTGTTCCTCCTCCAATGCCAACGACCAGCGGGCCGTCACTATCGAGTGCGCCAGCGACAGCACAGAACCGTATGCGTTCAAGGATGTGGTCTATCAGACCCTCATCAAGCTCTGCGTGGACATCTGCCAGCGCAACGGCAAAACCAAGCTGCTTTGGCTGGGCGACAAGGACAAGACCCTGAATTACACCCCCAAGGCCGACGAAATGATCCTGACCGCCCACCGCTGGTTTGCCAACAAGAGCTGCCCCGGCAACTGGATGTACGCCCGCATGGGCGATCTCGCCGCGAAGGTCACTGCGGCGCTGGGCGCTGCGGCGAAGCCCGCTACCCCTACCACTCCCAGCACCATCAAGAAGGGCGACGTCGTGCGCATCCTGTCCGGCGCGACCTACTACAACGGCAAGGCTGTCCCGAACTGGGTAGCCGCCAAGCAGTGGATCGTCCGCGAGATCAGCGGCGACCGCGCCGTCATCGACAAGAGCGTGGACGGCAAGAACTCCATCTGTAGCCCCATCAATGTCAAGTTCCTGTCTGTGGTGGGCGAGGCGGCTACACCGACGCCCAGCTTCAGCGCGTACCGCGTTAAGATTACCGCCGATGCTCTGAACATCCGTAAAGGCCCCGGCACCGGCTATGGCACGAACGGATGCATCCGTGATCACGGTGTTTACACCATCGTCGCAGAGAGTGCAGGCACCGGCGCGACCAAGTGGGGCAAGCTCAAATCCGGCGCAGGCTGGATCAGTCTGGATTACACTACTAAGGTGTAAAAATAATTTTTTGGAGGAAAAAACTATGGCAAATGTTATCATTGAGAACATCGTGCAGATCGCGGCAACCCTGCTCATCACCCTCATCGGCGTGCTGGGCGCGTGGCTTTCTACCAAACTGGCCAAGCGCGAGGAGCTGAAGAACATCACCGTCGCCACCAACGAGGTGATTAAAGCCGCGCAGACCACCGTCCTTGAGCTTCAGCAGACCACCGTGGACGGCATGAAGGCAGCCAATGCTGACGGCAAGCTGACTAAGGACGAAATCGCTGAACTGGGTAAGCTGCTTATCGACGGCGCTATGGCGAAGATGTCCGATACTACTAAGAACCTGCTTAACTCTGCGGGTGTGGACATTTCTGCTATCATTACCGGCGCTGGCGAAGCCCTCATTGCGCGAATGAAATAACCCGCTGCACCGGTGTAACATTCTGCTGAAAAGCGGTGTTACACCGGCTTACAATGTTACAAAAGCCTGTAACATTGTAACGCTGACGTTACAGGCAAATGTTACGGCAAAAAGCCTTGAAAACAGGCGCTTGTCAGCCTTTGTAACATTGTAACTTAATTTTCTAATATACCTATTGAAATAAAGGGCGCAAGGCGTACATATACGTCATAGCGCCTTTGCGCGCCATATGCACACGCGTATAGGGAAAATGGCCCTCGGATGTTACAAAAGCATCCGAGGGCCTTATTTTTTTTGCTCAAAACCGAATGTCAGAAAATAATATCGAATAAAATCGCCGATTGCTATTGACAATCGAACTGCATAACGCTATAATAAAGTAAACCGAATAAAACAGAGCATAAAACAGGAGGCAAACAGAATGAAACTCACAAGTACCGATTTCAACATGAGGGTCAACGAATCCAGCAGTTACATTGTCTACATCACGAAAAGTAAGGAAGCCTACAACAGCATCTATCAGATGGAGATGAAGAAGCGCGAGCTGCTTCACGACCAGCTCGGCTGGTATTACAGCGTGGGCGGCCACGTTCCGGTCCAGCAGGATTGCAGAGTGCCTGAGTTCTTCCACGGCGACAATTTCTCGATGGTATGCGTAGAACACAACAACGGTGACTGGAACAAGCAGCCCACCTACAAGCTGTATATCGCAGAGTGACGGGGTGAAAACCCCGGTAATGCGGCAGGCCGGTCACAAGCCCGGCCACGCGATAGGAGGACAAGAAAATGAAAGTCAAAGAAACACGCTGGATGGACATGGACGATTTGCGGGGGCTGTGCATCAAGCACGGGTGGTTTACACGGGGTGACTGCAAAGCCTACGACAAGCTGCTGAAAATGCCGTATGACGCTAAAGGCAAACTGCGGAACATCACCACGACGATTCTCTGCAACATGGCACAGGCCATCACGCAGTACAGCGATCCCGAAACCTATGAAATTCTTGAGTTTGAAGGCATCCTGTATTGTCTCGGCGAAATCTGCCACACCTGCTTTTCCGTTGAAGACTGAATGGAGGTAACGAAAATGTTCAAGATCAACAGCTACACCGATCTGAAGGTCGCCTACGAAATCCTTGAGATCGCTTATGAGAGCGGCAGGAGCCAGAAGGCCGTCGACCTCAAGCGCGAAATGCGCGCGTTCTTCCACCGCCCCGTCTCTGAGCGCCGCATCGTTCAGGATGACGGCATCGACGGCTATACGGAGCTGCTGCCGCTGCCCGAATATATCGAAACGATGGACGAGGCCGTCAGCTACTTCGAGGACTACGAATACCGGCGCTATTACCCGTCCGCCTATGACTGCACCGGTCAGGCGTTTACGAGCTGGTACAAGGTTTTCGTTCGTGGCGGACGCTTCTGGGCGTACCACCGTGTCAGTGTGGATGTTTGAGAGGAGGATAACGAGAGTGAGGTATCTGGTTCAGGCCATTCTGATTGATGGCGATATCGAAACTGTGGTTGGCAGCATAAAGAGCGATGACTACAAGGCCGCCGCCACATTCCTGATGATGATGCACCGCCACGGCTACAAATACCTTTACCGTGCGATGGACATTGAAACCGGGGAAATCGTGATGTCAACAACAAAGAACGAATTCCAATGAGCCGAAACGCCCGTTTGGGCGTCTGCCGGAACCGCCCCACCGGCACTGAAGATGGCAGGGCAACGGAGGTAAAACATGAAAACATATGTAGTCTATTTCTTCATCAAGGCAAACCGGACAGAATATCTGGCCGACGTCGCTGTCGAAGCTCCTACGGCAAAAGCTGCCTGCGCGCTTTGCAAGGACTGGTATTTCAAGACGACCGGCAAGAACGCTTTCCGGCCCACAACGAAGCTGAGCGACGAAGACCGGAAGTGGTATGAGGACCATAACCGCATCAAGCACTTCGACGCGACGCTGAAGCAGAATGGAGAGAAGTAATGAAACTGGATCGAACGCTGTTCAAAGAGGTCAAAGCACTGGCCGGTAATGGAAGCCGGGAGGCAAAATTCGCCCTGCTGCGTCGGATCGACGCAGCGAGGACGGACCTCTCGACACCGAAGGCCCGCGAGAATTTTAACGCCTGTCTGTCTAAGCACGGCAGGGCGGTTGTTGCGGTCTGCGTGGCCGCCACGCTGGATGCCCGAAAAGACCGTCTGGACTGCTGGAACTGGGTCTGGGCATACGAGGTCCTGTCGGCTCTGCCCCAGAGTATAACGCTACGCAACCTTGAGCGCGCCCACATCGAAGACGGTCTGCACCCTACCGCCATTTGCGATTATGCCGGTCCCTTCATCCGACTGACGACCGAAGAATAGGAGGTGTTATGTATGGCAACCTATGAGATCATCCGCGAGGCATACGACGTACCGGCCTGCTGGGAAACGACCCTCGGCGGTCAGCGCTGGTGGATCACCCGCACGGCGGAGTTTTCTTTCACCGTAGAAACCTGCCTTGAGGTACAGTACGGCGACATTGAAGTTGTGGCCGTCAAGACGTGCCACAGTCTGGCAGCCGCGCAGAAGTGGCTGGAACAGCACTGGCGCGACTGGGTGCCGGACGAACGGTGCGAGAGTTACACACGGGAGGGAACATTGTGAGAATCGCAGATCAGAAGCGTGCGGACTTTGTGAAGCGGTTTCGCAGCCTGTCCCGTCGTTTTCCGCTGTGGCAGGTATGGAGCGACTTCATCACCATGTTCGCCATTGCGCTTTCCAACGCCGTAGATAGTCGATACCGCACGGAGCGCGAGGCAATGTATAAGCGGATCATCGAGAAGTACGAGAAAGCAGAGCGCACGGTGTTCCCTGAACTGGTAGAGGATGTGGTCAACGCCTTTGACGCTGACCGGGAGCAGGATTTTCTGGGCGGCGCGTACATGGAGCTGGAACTCGGCAATCACTGGATCGGCCAGTTCTTCACGCCCTATGACATCTGCCGCTGCATGGCGGAGATTACCACCGGTGACGTTGTAGAGCAGATCAACCGCGACGGCTTCGTCACGCTGAATGACTGCGCGTGTGGAGCGGGGGCTACACTGATCGCGGCGGTGAATCAGATCGAAAAGCAGCTGTTTGAGGCAAAAAGCCCGCTGCGCTGGCAGAATCACGTCCTTGTGACGGCGCAGGACCTCGACCTCACAACGGGGATGATGTGCTATATTCAGCTCTCGCTGCTGGGCTGCGCGGGTTACATCAAGATCGGCAACACCTTGACCGACCCCATGCACGACGGAGACGACCCTACGGCCTACTGGTACACGCCCGGCTACTTTTCGTCCGTGTGGCAGCTTCGGCGTATCTTCAGGAGCATGGACAGGCTTTTCAAGGAGGCGGGATAATGGATGACAAAAAGGTCAAATACGACGCGCTTGACGCCATGTGGGCATTCGTGCGTATGGGCGGTTATCAGCTTCACCCAGCAGACATTTCTTCTCTAAAGGACCACTGCGAGCAGCTTCGACACCTGCTGACGCAGAAAACAGCTGGACAGCGGCGCGATAAGCGGGAGGACATCGACTTTCATGAGCTGGACGTAATCACAAATAACATCGTAACCGGGGCAATGGTCCTCTATATGAGCGGAAGCCTCGATGCACTGACACCGAAGGAGGCATCACACCATGAAAAAGAGCGTAATTGAAGCCCGGCAACGGGCGTTGGAAAACAGCGAAGTCGCGCCGGGTATTCTGATCCGGGTAATGGATAAGCCGCACCAGCACGCCGTCATCTGTTCGCACCCGAAGGTTTACCGTGAGAGGGTGCTTGACGGCTGGCACACAGTCGCGGCATTTCGGAACGGCGAGGAGGTGAAAATCTAATGCGAGTTGAAAATATGACCGACCGGGAAATCGTCGCGGCCTGCGCTGTGGATTTCCGACGCAAGGCACAGGAGGCATACGACGCCTACCAGAGCACCGGCATGACGCGGTATGACAATGCCTATCACAAATACGAGGCTCTGGCAGACGCCCTTGACCGTGACGTTCAAAAAGCCGACACCCGGCAGGCCGCCGCGTCCCTCAAATCCGAGTTGATTATGCTGGCATCTGCGGCAAGCAGGGCGAAGCTGCCCTCCGCGCCGGAAGGTGCGCTGCTGGCGCTGGCAAAAGAGGTTATTGCAGTCGGACGACTGTACGGCTATGACGGGAAGGAGATGGACGCATGAGCAGCGGAATAACCATTGTCTGTCGGGAGGTGTGCCGACAGACCGGCGCTGTGACGGCGTATATCTGCAAGAAGGACGTTGAGGACCGCGACCTTCACCATGTCAGCATTCGCGGCAGGATAAATCCGGAGTTGCAGTATTACGCCATCCGTACCTGCGTTGCGGACAACATGGAGGAGCTTGAAGACCTGTTTCGGTTTCTCAAGCGCCGCAAACTAACCGAAGCTGACGTGAGCCGCTACGGCGGGATCGTCCGGCTGTGAAAGCTACACGAAGGAGGAAAACAAGAATGAAGTACAACAGTGTTGAGGAATGGAAGGCGGAGGCGACACGTCGATTTGGTCCGGATATGCTTAAGTGGCGTTTCCGCTGCCCTATGTGCGGTCACGTCGCGTCCGTGCAGGACTTCAAGGACGCCGGGGCAAAATCTCCGAGCTGTGCCTATCAGGAGTGTCTGGGCCGGTACACCGGCAAGGGCACGCCGAAGAAGGGCGACAGCAGCGGCTGTAACTGGGCGGCCTACGGACTGTTCGGTATTCCCGCTGAGCACGACATCGTTGTCGTGGCCCCCGACGACCAAGTGGACGTGTACCCGTTCGCAGACGGAGAACAGGAGGCTAACAATGGCTGAACTTATCGAACGACAGGCGGCAGTTAAAGCCGCCGAACACGCATATAACGAGTGGAATCTTGCAATGGCGGCAGCTGACGGACAGAGGCAGATCAACCGCGTTTTCAAGATGCAGGAGCTGTGCAAGGCTGTGATCTCCGTTTTTGAGAACGTTCCCGCTGCTGATCTCGACTGTACCGGCTGCGTCTGGTTGAATACGCGACACCAGAAGTGTTCCTGCTGCCGGAGGAATCAGTACATCAAGGACAACTACAAGGAAGCCGGAGTATGAAACGTGAAGAATTCTACCGTGGAAAGCGCGGCGCAAAATATGGCATCTGGAACAGAGAGAAGGCAGTCTGGCAGTTTGACATCTGCGAGGACACACCGTTTCTGGCCGAAGCGAGGCTACACCAGAAGATCGGTGACGACGCGAAGAAATGGCGTTTCGAGGCTCGGCGGCTGCCGGACAGGAAAATCACTCTCGTCAAGAGAGTTAAATACGCCGGTGACGTTCACAGCGCTTTGGTGGCGCTGGGCTGGGACATAGACACTGCCGCCGCGTTTCTTGACCGTATTCCGGATGCAAAGTAAAAGGAGGCACGCCGTATGATAAGCAACAAGAAGGTCGTCGAAGCTGCGAAAACCATTGTGGACTACTGCAAGCAGCAGGACGGGTGCCAAAACTGCATCTTCCGCTCGTTTGGGTGCGATCACTGGAACTGTGCGATAGGTGCCTTTGAAATCCGGGATGTGCTGTCAAACATTGAAGCGAAAAAGAGAAATCACGGCTACTTATGAGCAACGCGCGGTGTGAGAGCTACACCGGCAAATAGAAAACTGCCGCAGAGGACAATTACCTCTGCGGCAGTTTTCTTGTCAGGCCGAACACATTCCTAAACCAAAAGAGTTCGTACCTGTGCGTTTTGGTGGACCTGAAGGGATTCGAACCCTCGACCTCTCGGATGCGAACCGAACGCTCT